CGAGACATTCGCGCCTTGGCAGATGATGTTTTTGATTTTGTGGCCATGGCCTTTAATATTCCTAAAGGCTTGCTAAAAGGAGATGTGGCAGATGTAGAAGCTATGACTTCAAACTTCCTTATGTTCTGTGTGAATCCTATTGCAGAGTTGATGAAAGACGAAATCAATCGCAAGATGTTTACAAAAGAAGAGTATCTAAACGGCACCCGCTTAGACATTGATACGCGCTTCATAAAAATCACGGATATCAATCAAGTCGCAACAGCTGTAGATAAATTGTTTATGACCGGAACGCACAACATAGATGAAAACCGCGACTTGTTAGGAGAGGAACCATTGAATGAAGAGTTTTCGAAACAATACTACATCACGAAGAACTATGCTAAAGCAGAGGATGTCATGAAGGGAGGTGAGGAGAATGAGTAAAATCGACTTTGAGAAAGTATTCGAGATGATGTCGACAAAAGATCTTCCATTACCGGAAGCTTCGATTCCTTTAGAGAGCGGGTATAAAAGCGAAGTAAATGACAAGGTGGCAAACTTGTTTATTTACGGACCTATCGGGTCTTATTACTGGGACGGAGTAAGCGCGAAATCTGTGAAAAATTTCTTGCAAGACTTGAATGTAGATGAAATCAACGTCTACATCCATTCTAGAGGCGGAGATTTTTTCGAAGGTTTAGCGATTCGAAATCAATTAAAAGCGCATTCTGCAAAGGTCAATGCGTATATTGACGGGCTAGCAGCAAGTGCTGCCTCATTGATTACGACCGGTGCAGATAACATTTATATGCCAAAAACATCAATGAAGATGATTCATAACGTATGGGTATTTGCGGCAGGAAATGCTAAAGAGCTTCGCAAATCTGCTGATGATATAGAGAAGATGAGTGGGGTAGCAATAAGTGCATACATGGAACGTTTTAAAGGCACGGAAGAGGAATTAAAGGCACTTCTTGATGATGAAACATTTATGACTGCAGATGAAGCTGTAGCCCTTGGATTCGCTGACGAAATCATCGAGAAGATTGAAATCACCTCACCTGTCGCTAACGGTCCAGATGACGAAGAAGACGATGAAGAAGAAACACCACTGGCAGCATCAGCACTTCAACGTATGATGCAGAAATATGCAGCAGAAGTTCAAAGCGAGCCTGACACCACAAAGAAAAATTTATTATCGAGATTTTCAAGTACCGCTAAATGATGGTGCTTTTTGTTTTGCCAAAAACCGATAAACGGAGGAAATAAAAATGACATTTCAAATTAAAAATCCTGACGCTAAACCTCAAGTAAACGAAGAGCATAAAGCTCAAATCTTAAACGCGCTGCAATCAGAAGACCCGAATGCTTTTGCTGAAGCGATGGCGCAATTTGCTAACAGTATCCAGAAGGATATTTTAGATCAAGCTCGCAAAGAGATGAACGAGGTCAATTCGGATAATCAAATCCTATCATCTCGTGGAGTACATTTGCTTACAACTGAAGAAAAAGAGTATTACAACGAAGTTATTGCAGCTGAAGGTTTTGGGGGCGTAGATAAATTAGTGCCACCAACAACAATCAACCGAGTATTTGATGATTTGCAACAAAATCACCCGTTGCTCTCTCGAATCGAATTTCAGAACGTTACTGGTACATCCCAATGGCTGGTTAATACATCGGGCCAGAATCCAGCTTGGTGGGGCAAACTTTGCGATGATATTAAACAATTGCTTACAAAAGGTTTTGAACTAATCAGCGTTGACCTATTCAAGCTTTCTGCGTATATTCCAGTTTGTAAAGCAATGCTTGACCTAGGGCCAGAATGGCTAGACCGTTATGTTCGCGCTGTACTGGAAGAAGCGATGGCCATCGGTCTAGAAGAAGGGATTGTAAAAGGGACAGGTAAAGATGAACCAATCGGGATGATCCGCAATCTAAAAGGAGCGGTTGTAGACGGGGTTTACCCTGAGAAAGCAGCGGTCGCATTAACCGATTTATCTCCACAAACGTTAGGTGCTGAAGTCATGGCTAAATTGGCAATTACCGCAAAAGACGAGTCCGGTAACCCAACGATGACTCGAGTGATTGAAAGTGTGTTAATGGTTGTCAATCCGGTAGATTATTGGACAACTTTATTCGGAGCTCTCGCTTACCGCGTGCAGACAGGTCAGTATGTATTCAACTTACCTGTAGAAACCGATATTGTTCAGTCTAATGCAGTTCCTACTGGAAAAATGATCGTCGGTGTAGCGAAAGATTATTTTATGGGCGTTGGTTCTACTCGTAAAATTGAATACTCAGACGAGGTTCGATTCATTGAAGATGAGCGCGTGTATATCTCCAAGCAATATGCTAATGGTCGTCCAAAGACTGCGGATTCATTCCTAGTGTTCGACATCAGCGGTGTAAATGCTGCAGGACCAGAGACTCCTTGATAAGGGGTCTCTTTTTATTGATTAACTAAATGAGAGAGGAAGATAGAAATGGCTGTAGAAAAAATTGAAGTTCAAAGCGTGGTTCGACAGTTCGAAGAACAGGCTCATAAAGGACATGTTTATGAGGTGGGGGATGACTATCCAGCTAAAGGTTTTAAAGCAACCAAAGCACGCATCGAACAATTGTCCGACCCATCCAAAAATAAGTATCAAAAAGTCTACCTAAAACCGAAAGAGACAGAGAGCAAGAAAGAATAGAGGTGAGACCTTATGGCACTGGCTCAAGAATTGCTAGAGGATTTACTCCAAGAGGTCAAAGCGAATTGCCGAATCACTTGGAATGACGAAGATGCCGACTTGAAAAAGGACATTGAGCGTTCGATTGCCTACCTAAATTCGCGAACAGGTAGAGAGCTTGATTATTCAGTCCAAGGATCCGCTCGGGAATTGGTTATCGAGCGATGCCGCTATTCATGGAACAAAGCCCTGCATGATTTTGAGAACAATTATTTGAGTGAACTTTTAAGCCTTCAATATGAAGCAGCTCGGACGTCATATCGCGAAAAGGGGAGTTTAAATTGATTGGCTCACCCTATAACGATGGAATGATGAGTTATGGTTCGACTACGCCTCTTTATAACGATACCCGCCGTAAGATTGGAGAGGATTTTCGAGAAGACGGACGTTTCGTATTTGATGAAAAGAGTGTTCGCGAACAAGATTATCAATTAATTGATTCAAGTGCTAGTACTCTCGACATCAAAATTGAAACCCCGTATCCGCTCCATTTAGAAAATACGGACTTTGTGAGTAAGGAAGTGCGCATCAGAGGCATTCGGTATTCTGTTTTAAAAGTAGACAAGGACCGCAACAAACCCGCTCTATTCTGGTATCTACAGAAGGAGGGATTGGTGAATGAGTGAAAAACAAAAACTCTACATGCGTAAAAAGAAACGGGAAATTGTAGATCAAATTGAACGGTTGTTTCCGGACTTTGAAATCTACGAAGACCGCATGGATCAATCAGAGGCAAAGAAGTACGAAGATGGCCAACCTCATCGATTCATCATTTACCGATTCCAAGGCTTTGAAGTCACGGACGAAGAGAAAGCGAAGAATATCAATCATTTGTTCTTTGTTGATATCTATACAGAGAATGACGAACAATCGGATGAATATGCACTGTCCGCAATTATAGCTTTAACCAACATCAAAGCGGTACGGCTAAGGGATAGTAATAAAATCATCGCGCGCCACGCAAGTAGCGACCGCTATGTTGATGTCCATTCCTTAGAGTTTTTGGAGATGATCCCGCATGGCTGTTAAATACGAGTTTGATTATGAAGAAATTGAAGAGCTTATCATCAAAGTCACAAAGATGGCGGGGGACTCTGAAAACGTCATTAACAACATACTGAAGGTAGAGGCAAAACAAAGCTTTGTTCCCTCTATCACAAGTTTGATTCCAGTGTCGGATAAGAAAAAGGGTGAACATGCAGCGTCAAGCAAATGGTCGAGAATCGTTAACGGGAACCTAGAATTTACAATTAAAGCTCGGGGAGGTGCTGCAAACAAACCTGGCAGCTTTGGGTATTTGGTTTTCCCTAACGAGGGTCGTGGCAAAAGCAATCCTAGAGAACAAAGATTTTTCGAAGAAGGTCGAGACCTGCAGCTTCCTCATCTTGTGGAAGTTACTCAAAAAGAACTATTAAACAAATTAGAGGAGGTTTTATAGATGCCACCAGTAACAACATTTGATACTACTGCAATCGAAGAAGGATCTATGCAATTTAAGAATGAATCAGGAACAGGTTACGATCCCGGTACACCTTTTGGGTGTGTAGGAACGATTGGCGCTGAACCAGACACTACAGAAGTGGTCAAACGATGCGGAACCGAAATCGTGAAGACTATCGTTAAAACTAATTTTTTAACGGTTACTGCGACAGCCCACGTACCTGTCCCAACTGCTCGCAATATCATGGGATTAACGAATGAAGGTCTAAAAACCGGTGTGTATGCAGCTGGTCGTAAGTTCCAAGGGAAAGATTTTATTCTGACTGCAACAGTTGTAGATGAATTTGAGGATACACGTAAACTGATTGCATTTCCGAACTGTTCGAACGTCACCGGCTTCAAAGTGAATGTGATTGAGAATGGTATTGAAGAAGTGGCTATGCTTGAATTCGAATTCCGTGCGCACAAAGATGCAAACGGCAAATTTTATTATGAGGCATTCGAAGATGAGGTCGTGGATGCTGCCATTAAGACATCTTGGCACACAGCATTCACACCTGAACTTGTAGCCCTAGAAACACCGTAGAAGCTCACATTTATTGTGGGCTTTTTTCATTTGGAAGGGAGAGAGTGACTTGAAACTACAAGTAATTGAACTAAAGGAAATTGAAGTTGTCGATCTAGGGAATGGCGAATTCGAATCTCGGGTTGTGGGGACGGAAAAAGCACCGCTCATGTTTAGTAATCGTGCACTTCAGCTTGCAAAAAGAGAAGGCATTCTCGAGACGGGATTAGAAGAAGAGTTATTCAATCTGTACGCGGTCATGGGCCAAGCGACGAATGGACGAACATTAAAGAAGGATGCGGTAGACATCCAAGGAGAAGACCTTTTAAAAGTGTCTGCGATTATCAGTCTAGACCATATGAAAGACCTTATCTGGTGTGCGTATGTCGGAGCTAAAACAGGTTCCAATGTTTATTACAGTCGAGATGAATTCAAAGACCTCTACGACGAGGACTTCGGAGAGACCTTATTAGTGTTTGTTGAGCTAGTAAGTTCCTCTGTACAACGTGATGAAAACAAATTTGCCTCTAATCTTAAGAGATTTGAAGGAAAGAAGGAAAAAGGCTCAAAAAAGTAGTCTCTCCCAAGATCGTGTTTGAGTGCCTAGAAGATCACTATGCTTGGTGCAAAGTGACGCTCGGTATGTCAGACGAGGTGTATTGGGATTTTTCTTTGTCCGAATTTAACCGTGTCTATGAAAGCATGGTAGCAGCGAAGACGTGGATCAACAATCCATTAGTGAGGTAGGTGAGAAAATGTCTAAAAATCCTGAAGCGAAAATCACCGTCAAAATGCTGAATGAACAGTTTAAAAAAGGCGCTCAAGAACTAAGTGAAGAATCGAAGACATTGAGCAAAAACTTTAAGCTGCAATCCGAACAGATGAAGTTGACTGCATCTGATACAGAAAAACTCGAAGCTCGTCTAGAGTTTTTGAAACAAAAACAAGACAATGCCAGAAAAAGTGTAGAAAACGCTCAAGGTTCATACGATAAGGCGGTCGAGGTGTTCGGGAAAAATTCAAAGGCTGCAGAAGACCTTGAAAAAAAACTGACCGATGCGAAGATTGAAGAGCAGAAATTCGCAAATGAAGTGGAGCTTGCTAGCCGAAAACTAAAGGACCAACAAACCGAATCTGAAAAATCCGGTAAAAAATTAGACGAGCTAAAGCAAAAGGCGGAAGACACTGGCAAGAAAATGAAAGATATGGGTGAAAGCGCTAAAGATATAGGCGGAAAGATGACTGCCGGAGTATCTGCCCCTATTGCGGCAATCGGAGGTATGGCTCTTAAAACAGCTTCAGATTTCGAAGGCGCTGGAGCGCGTCTCAGAACTCAACTAGGACTGACCGAAGAGCAGTCACGAGATTTAGAAGAGAGCGCTAAAAATCTATGGAGAAATGGATTTGGAGCAAGTGTAAGCGAAGCTGGCGATGCAATAAGCATAATTTATCAACAGTTAGGTAATTTGCCGGCCGAAGAGATTGAGTCCGTTGCTGAGAGTGCCTTTATGTTGGCTGATGCATTCGGTGTGGATGTTCAAGATAGTACACGAGCCGCGCAACAATTGATGCAGCAATTCGGTACAGATTCCACTAGTGCAATGGATATGATCACAGTTGCATTCCAACGCGGCGGGGACTACTCGGGAGAACTTCTAGATACCGTCACAGAATACGCGCCACAGTTTGCTAACATGGGCTTCAGCGCGGAACAGATGATGGGCATGTTTGCGAGCGGGGCAGAGTCTGGTATCTGGTCTTTAGACAAGTTAGGAGACGCGGTTAAAGAAAGTTTTTTGCAAATTACTGATGGAGCGGATAACACAAGAGACGCCTTAGGTGATCTTGGTCTCGACTATAAGCAAATTGAATCTGACATGGCGGCAGGTGGAGAAAAGGCAAATGGTGCATTTATGGCTGTAATGGGAGCCATTTCAGGAGTGACTGATGAAGCGGAACGCAACAGACTAGCTGTCGAGCTAATGGGTACACCAATCGAAGATCTGGGTCCTCAATATCAAGCGTTCTTCGCTCAAGCAGGAGAGGGGATGACGGGTTTTGAGGGTGCCGCAAAGAATGCCTCAGATGAGCTATATGACACTTTTGGTGCTCGATTGACAACTACCATGCGGTCTTTGCAGGAAAGTTTGATTCCTGTAGGGGAGAAATTGTTAGACGTTGCAGAACGTATATTGCCTATCCTTGTGGAATGGGTAAGTAAAGTGGTCGATTGGTTCAGCGGACTATCCCCAGTAATGCAAAATGTCACGTTGATCATCGGGGCGATAAGCATGGCGCTCGGTCCCTTGATAGTAGCGTTTGGTTTTGTAATGAGCGCAATCGGTTCAATGATTCCTGTGTTCGCTAAATTGTTGCCATTAGTATCAAAGTTAGGCCCAATCTTCACAGGCATTCGGACAGCGCTAGCTTTATTGACAGGTCCTATAGGGATAGCAATTGCTATCATCACGTTACTCGGCATCATCATTTATAAAAACTGGGATACCATTAAAGCAAAAACCATCGAAATTTTTTCGGCTATATCCGTGTTTTTTACTGCGGTATGGGCAAGCATGAAAGCCGGAATTGTAAGTTTTGTATCGTCAGCGGCAGCTAAATTTGGAGAGTTTCGGTCAAAGGTACAAGCAATATTCTCTGCGGCAGCTGCAATAATGTCGAATGTCATTTCGAGTGCTAGAGCGGCTGTGATTTCAATCATAGTGAATCTAGTGTCAGAAGGAGTATCAAGATTTAACACTCTGAAGTCTCGTATTCAATCGATATTTGAGGGAATTCGTAGCGTGGCGTCGTCTATTTTTGGTCGCATAAAATCAGCTATAACGAATCCCATTGAGACCGCAAAATCAACTGTCCTAGATATTATCGATAAAATCAAAAATGCGTTTACAAATATGAAGATCACCATCCCGAAACCGAAGATTCCAAAAGTTTCAGTATCGATGGGAACTAAGAAGTTTATGGGAGCGGATGTGCCTGTGCCTAAATTTGATATCACATGGTTCAAAACAGGCGGAGTATTTAACAAGAAGGCAATACTAGGTAACGCAGGGTTCGGAGATGTAGCAGAGGCTATCGTTCCATTCCAAGGCAGTCATGCAGATCGTATTGCGGAATTGATTGCTGTTGCACAGAACAGATTAGCCAATGCGCGCACACCTGAAGTTGTCGTGTTAGAAGGCAACGTCAGCATTGATGACCATGTCCTAGGGAAAGTGATGTTTAGAAAAATTGAAGAGAACATGCAAATTAATGATGACATCATTGATCTCATGGGAGGAGGGCGAGCATGATTAGTGAACACAATTTCACAGTCCATAAAGGAGACAAGAGCTACAACATGCACGATTTGGGCGTGTGGGTGAATTACTTTCAGCTGTCCTCTCCTAATGTATCACACGAGAAGGTTCGGGTTCCTTCGCTTCGTAAAACCTTGATAACGTCTCACGAAGAAGAAGAACGTAAGGTTCGGATTGAGTTACTGATTGAATCAGATGATATGAAAGAGTACAACGCTTTGGTGCATTTGATTTATGACATCTTCTTTACGAGTCAGGAAGTGTTTCTTGAGAGAGATGCGCATTTAGGGGAGAGAATAACCGCTATTTTAGAAGGTGACTATTCCCCGGATGACATCACTAGCACAGACGGTGAAATAGAATTCGAGATGACCATGACGGATCCTGTCATCGCGGGACCAGAAATCACGCGGCACTTTGAAGACGGTATATTAGAAATCAATAATTACGGTACGGTAGAAACACCTCCTGTACTCGAAATAGAGGTTTTAGACGATATCACTCATATCGATATTATTTCGAACGATGGCACATTGCGAATCGGCGAAGCGCCAGAAGCGGATGCCACGGTCTTTGAGCCACTAACAAAAGTTCTAGATTTACCTCTCACAAGTCTAAACAACTGGTTTGTTGCGAATCTAGATAACGGCTATGTAGGCGGTAATATGCAGGCATCGGCTCCTAGAGGCATGCGCCCACAGACTTTTGGGGCGGCTATCATTCCGCACAAATATCAGGGGCCGGCTGTACGCCGGTCTTTGCCGGATCCATTACAGGATCTAAGAATAGATATCGATGTCGACCTGCTTAACAAAGCGACCCAGACAGGAATGCTTGAATTATATGCGTTGGATGCATCAAGTAACGTAGTATTTGTCATCGGTATTGAAGATGTTAAGGTAGGCTCTGATCAGGTCCGCGGAAAGTTCCAAGTCGGCGGTGCTTCGAACCGATTGCATCAGTTCTTCGCAGAACCGTCAAACGTGCGTGCGTGGAACAATTTCAAAGGAACGCTTCGCATACATCGCAGAGGTAACAAAATAACTCCGTATTGGGCGTTGTTCGACAACGAGGGAAATCACGTTTGGAAGTATTCGAGCCATTCATACACAGACACTTTGAATAGGAACATGGCGCCTATCACACAGATAGCTATTGCGATGCGCGGATGGCCAACCACAACATTTGCGGATATGGCAGCTCGTAACTTAAAGGTCTATCGATATAATTCGGCACCAGAGGGCGTTCCGGTTATCGCCTCGCTAGGAGACAAGTTCATTGTGGACATGGAAAATAGTCATGTGCTTCTCAATGGTGAAGATTATCCGGAAATTGCGTTTGGGTCAAATTTCTTTGATATACCGTCAGGTAAGAGTCTGACAATGCTACAACCCTCCGACAAATTGAACGCACTGATGAGATATAAGGAGAGGTCGCGATGAGTATCATTTATCTAATTAACCCCAACACAGACCGAATCGTCGGTCATCTCAACAACCGTGGTAAAAAGATTTTTACTGGTGGAATCCATATTCACGATTTAGAGACTGGCGAGAATACATTCACCTTCGAAACTCCTTCCAAGTTAAAAGAGGCAGCGCTGTTTGACAACATCATGAGGCTTGCAATCCCAAAAGAAGAGGGAGGTCTTATGGAGTTTGTTACGTATCGTACACGGACAAAAGGTGCTTGGCGTGAGGTGATTGCACTTGCGAGTTACGTGGATATTGAATCGCAAGCAATCATTCCGCCAGGGACCTATTCCGGCACCTGCGAAGATCTGTTGACTATCGGACTTGCAGGAGTGGATTATAGTGTCGGAACTGTAGAACCGTCAGATATCCGAGAGTTGATACTCGATGAATCAGTAAGACCCTATACCTTTATCATGAAAGTGAAAGAGCTCTTCGACAGAGAGTTTGATGCCACAATCGAGTTTTCAGGACCTCGCGTGAAGGCTCGTTATCTCAATGCCTATACAAAGCTTGGTAGAAACAACAAAAAGGAGATTGTTCGAGGGAAAGATCTGTTGAGCATCGAACGCATCGAGAACAAAGAACGCATTGTTACGGCTCTGCAAGTAGAAGGTCCACAACGAGAGGACGGTACACGTCTGACTGTCTTTGTATCCGATGATGAAGCGTTTCAGAGATGGTCAGTTAAAGGGGAACACCGAATAGACATCTACCGCCCTGAGACAGATGACCAAAACATCACAGCCGCTCGATTGACTTCACTGGGGAAACGACGTCTAAAACAACTGATTGATGCGATAAACGAATATACAATCGAGAGCGCGGATATCGGTCAATTGTTCCCTCATGAACAATTGTGGATAGGGGACAACTGCCGGATAATCGACAAAGAATATTCGCCGCCGTTATATGCCGATGCAAGAGCCAAGCGTATCGAACGTTCGATCATCGATAAAAAAGAGAAGAAGATTAAGTTTGGTGAAGTGGTCACCTACAAAGAATCTGACGTCCTCAAGAAGTTCAGGCAACTATCAGAGATCTATCAAACGCGTTTCATCCGACAACCTACCGCTCCGCCTGTTAGAGCGCGAACAATTTGGATCAAGTCGTCTACTGAAGTTGGTGGCGCGGAAGTCGCTCATATCGCTTCGGGTAATCAGTGGATACCAGTTACACCGACCAACGTTGTCGAGCTAGATAAAAACTATAACGGTTGGTATTTCGATGCCGAAGAGGGTCTTGTCGTCTATCGTGACGATAATTTAGTGCGCATCGTATTGGATTCAACGTCGGGAATCAAGATTCAACGTCGCACGCTTGTGACGGATACATGGAAAGATGCCTTTGGCGTCGATTCGGCAGGCAACATGATACTGGTAGGTGAGCTCTTCACCCCATCTATTGAGAAGGGTTTCGGTGGAGCGTGGTATGGAGATGAAGGATGGTACGTATTCGGGGATGGGTCTTCTCCTGTGACCTATGCTGACAATCGAGGTATGCACATCTCAAATCATACGATGTCAGGTTCATCTGTCGACTATGCACTTGAGGGCATGTGGCACTACGTAGCGGAATACATGGGCGGTCCACCTGTCAGGAGTCTACTATATGGTGAAAATGGTATCCGTCTATTTGACGAGAATTCACCACTCCCAGCAAAAGAAGTCCTCTCAGGTCTTTTATTTAATGACCGTAAGATTCAAGTGATCGGTAGCTTCGAGACACAAGCAATCCAGTCGCTCACACTCATGAGTGGTTGGTTGAATTTCTCATCTACTTCGGAGCCGTGGCAGCGCGCCGGATTCTATAAAGATTTGAGTGGAGTCGTGCATCTGACCGGACTGATCAAGGATGGGACGACAGCAAACGGAACAGTACTTGGCACGTTACCTGTAGGGTACCGGCCGGCAAAGCAGGAAGTCTTCACAGTCGCGACATCTTCAGGAACTGCCCGAATCGACGTCTACCCGAATGGCCAGATAATCGGTGCACGCGACCTGAATGCGACATTCACTTCATTATCAGGTCCATCATTTAAAGCAGCATAGGAGGGATAACATGGATTTGAACAGTAGACAGTATGTAGTCTCATTGGACATGACGCGGACAGGATCGATTCGAGAATCCTTTGAGATGCGCCATAACGATGACAACGAGTTGATCATCGAGCTCAGAGACAGTGCGGGTATCATCGATTTAAATGCATCTGGTGTAATCAATGCAACGCTCTTGGTGACACGTAAAGACAAGGTGGATATCCCTTTAGCCGGGACAATCACACCAGAGGGCAGAGCGTCCTTCAAACTCAAGCGCGCCTCTCTCGAGAAACAAGGAATGGTGGAGGTCGTCGCGCAGTTCTACTTTGCAGATGATGTGCGTATCTCGACACCGACACTCATCTTTAATGTATTACGGGATCCATCAGCAGGAGCCGTTGGTGATGAAGGTGACGACCGCACGCTAATCGAAATCATCTTAAACGACGCACCTGCATTACTCGCTCAACTCCAAACCGCATACGACGAGCTCATCATTCAAAAAGCCGCATTCGCGCAGTTCCAAACGGACTCCGAAACGGCTTTTTCTAATGCGCAGAACCAGCGCACGAATGATTTTAATCAAGCGCAGACCACTCGGAATGACGACTTCTTGGCATCGCAAGGTCAACGTGTTACGGATTTTAATGCAGCACAAACAGAACGCACCACGCTCTTTAATCAATCGCAGACCAATCGCCAGAACGATTACCAGACATGGAAGGACGCAAAGGATACGGAACTCAATCAACTGGCATCCGACACGGAAAATTCGAAACTTGCAGCTGATACCGCGACAGCAAATGCGAATAGCGCGGCCACACTTGCAAATGAGGCGGCTGACAATGCAGACGATGCGCGTATCGCCTTGCAGACCGAGATTGACGAATACTTCGCGCAGCTGCAAGTCGGGGCAGATACGCAGACCGCCATCTATGGGGTCTATCATGACGGGGCGTCTAGTCCGGTCTTGACGCGTATCAAAGGGTCAGTAGGTAAGACGGCAGCGGTCGGTACGAACGGCGCGTATGTGCAGAACAGTTTCGACCTGGCACAGATATTCGGCGAGATCGGCGAGGTGACCGATGCGCTCGGAAACGTCTTTGTGCGCATACCGAAGCACTACTTCCGCCATCGTCAAGGACGGAATGCAGACGGCACACTCTGGCAGATAGACGAGATCTCCAAGACGAAGCACGCAGGATTTAGTCTGTATCCGTGCTTTTACGATTATGAGAACAATGTCGAGTTGCCTCATGTCGATGTCGGGAAGTATCTTGCCGGGCAGGACGGGTCGAACCGCATGACCTCGAAGCGCAATGAATACCCGCGTGTGAGTCAATCCATCGTCGCATTTCGAACGGCCGCACAAGCGAACAACGCAGACGGTCGCAAAGGCTATCAGTTGTGGGACATCCATGCGGTCGATATGTTACAACGACTCTTCATGATCGAGTTTGCGACACTCAATTCCCAATCCGTGATGAGCGGGTTTTCGACTGGGCAATACAACGCAGCTCACGCAGTGCTCAATACGGAAGCGGCTACGAATCAGGTGGTGTTGACGAATGCGCAGGCGGACCTGTACCGCGTCGGACAGTCCGTCGGCATCGGGACATCGTTAGGTGCGAACAACATCACCGGCTATCGTACGATAACAGCAATCAGTGTTGTAGATGCCAGTACAAAGGCCCTTATCTTTGATGGGGCGCCGCTTGCGGTAACTGCCGGCAACATCGTCTACAACACCGCCTATAAAACAGGTGCGACAGACAATGTAGCGGCTACAAGTGGTTCACCGACATCCAATACAGACGGCAAGCATCAAATGAAATACCGTGGCATCGAATCGCTCTATGCAGAAGTCTTCCAATTCGTAGACGGAGTGAACATCAACGATTACCAAGCGTGGGTGTGTGACGATGCACGATTCTACGCATCGAATCTGTTTGCTGCACCTTACAAACAACTTGGCTATGTCAATCAAGAAAACGAAGGGTACGTAAAGGAGTTGGGCTATGACCCGACAAGCCCAACTGCACGTTTCCCTGTACAGGTAGGGGCGGGAACCTCCACTTGGTATTCTGACTATTACTATAGGGCGGCAGGTCAGCGCGTAGCGCTGTTCGGTGGTTCCTGGAATAATGGCGCGAATGCTGGCCTCTG